TTGACAGTATTAACTCAGGTGGACAACAAATTAAATCTGAGGCTTCTAGGATCGGTCCTGAATCTAGAAAGTATATTACTGATGATAAGCTATACCAAGTAATGTCCCTTCTGGTTAGATCCAGCATTCCGTTTGAGCAATGGAGAGACGTATATAAATTATTTGTGCACCCTGCAGGGGTTTACATTGCAGGTGAGATCCTACTTGAAATGGTTAACGTTGATCATAATAGTATACCTCACAATCCTTTGCTAGATAACAATGGTGCTATCGATTACATCCAAGATGAAAAAGGCGATGAGCTAGAAACGCTTCTATCTGCTACATTCGAAGGTGATATCGCATTTGAAGCATTTACAGATATAACTCTAATAAATAGAGGAGACGACATTATCGGTATGCAACGTCAGAGAGCCGATCAAACATTTATCGGAGTTCAAAATCTTACTATCGATTCGATTGATGCCGGTTATACTATTGAAGAGGTTCTATCCCCGAACTCAATTACAATGGACGATTCAGACACTGGTACACTTGCTTCTGCGGATGGCGTGGTCTTCTCACAAGACGATTCTGGTGGTATTGGTGTATCAACATTCGACCAACACGTCTACAGTACACTATTTGATTCAGCAAACTCTGCTGATTCTTCGAATTACCCGTTTTAACATATATAAATACTTTTAAGTTAAAAGAGAGCTAGATATGGCAAGAGAAAATATTAACACTGGCACAAGCGCTAACGATGGAACAGGCGATAGCCTACGACGCGCTGGTACAAAGATCAATAACAACTTCATAGAGTTATATGGTCTTTTGGGCGGAAATGTTGCCGGTACTACAAGATTGACAGACAGTGGATTAGACATTATTGGTACTAGCTTTAATACCAAGATCGGTGCGGTTGATCCTGCATCAGAGATTGATATTGACTTTCCAGATTCAGACGGCACTGTTCTAGTTACCACAGCTACACAAACTGTTACGAATAAAACGCTCAGTGTAGATAGTAATACGATTTCTGGTATTGCTGCTTCTAGCTTTGTACTATCTAACGGATCAGGTAATATTGACGGTTCGGCTTCACAGAAAGCTATTCCGACCGGAGCAGTTATCGGTACTACAGACACTCAAACACTATCGAATAAATCATTGGTACGTCCAAAGGTAGAACAGTGGTTGGGTGATTCATCGGGTCTTCCAGTAATCTCTTTCAATAGTCAAGCTAGTACCACAAATAGAATTAAGGTCGATAATGCTACCTCTGGATCTCCACCCGTTGTATCTGCGGTAGGATCAAGCGATACAAACATTCACCTGTATGTAGATGCAAAGGGTACGGGTTCGACTAAATCAAATAAGGTTGCTTACGGAACACCGGCTAACCTAACTACAAATAATACCGCAAATATTAGCCAATATGGTAACATCGTTTTAAATGGTAGCTCATTGACCGTAACGGTTCCGAACGGTACATTAAATGGCGAAGTAAAAATATTCACTAACATTAACGCTTCTAATGCAACAGTAGATCCTACATCATTTAACCAGGGATCAGATATTACTTTGGGGCAATATGAAACAGTAACTCTAGTATGGCACAACTCTAGCTGGTTTGTGACTGGCGGCCACGGTTATGCAATTAATCCATAGGACTTAAACAATGGTAGCAAAGATTACAGATAAATTAAAGAAACAACTGGTCCAGCAGGTGTTTGATGAACTCACTGGAGAAAAACTTGGCGACTCTGATAATTATTTCTATGTTGCTATTGGTCGTTCTCAAGAATGGGATGATGAACAGAATCCGGACGTTCCGTTTCCTCATGATAGAGAAGAGAAACTGTTTAGATACAATATGCAGTCTATTAAAGCTGTTCAGGCTTTCTCATATGTTGTACCATTAGAAGAAACAAAAGACTGGTCCAGCGGTTCAGTATATGCAGCTTACAGTGATGCCTCTACAGGTCAATCCGCTAATTATTATGTTAGAACAGAGGATAACAACGTATATGTTTGTATTCGACAAGGTAAAGAAGGTAATGGCGCAGCTAGATCGTCAGTTGATAAGCCAGACCATACTGATACCACACTCATAGCTGAGCTAAATGATGGATATATTTGGAAATATCTTTATACAATTTCAACAGCTGATGGTAACAGCTTCCTAACATCAAACTTTATGCCAGTTAAATACGTAGACTCTGCAGACGCTACAGACCCATACTTCGGTCAATACACTATCCAGAACGCAGCAGTACCTGGACAAATTGTAGGATATAGAGTTATAACTGCTGGATCCGGATATAGTACATCAGATACTGTTACAATCACCGGTAATGGATCGGGCGCGACTGGACACGTAATCCCAGATGGATCTGGTGGTATTGCTGCTGTTGAGATCGGGGACAGTGCAAGAGCTGGTACAACTGGGTTTGGTGATTTAAGCTTATATATGGGGAGCGGATATTCACAGGCAGACGTTTCTATATCCGGCGGATCTGGTGGTAAAGTAGTGCCAGTATTCGGACCAAGAGCAGGACTAGGTGCTGATCCCAGAGACGACCTAAGATCCACTGCTCTTATGTTTAATGTTAAGCTTCAAGAAGCAGATGAAGAAGCTAATGGTGGGAAGTTCCAAACTGGTAATGACTATCGTCAAGTTGGTATATGGAAAAACCCACTTCAATATGGAAGCTCTAGTCAATTTACCGGGACGTCCGCAACAACAGTTAGTAAGTTAAAACTAGTAAGTACACCGGCAACACCTATTACTTACGAGGACACTACAACGGCTACGGGAAGTACTAGTACAGCAACAGCATATATAGATTATGCAGCGGATTCGGATATTTGGATTCACCAGACTGAAGAAACCGGATTTAAAGATTTTCAAGTGGCAGATACACTTTCACTAGATCCCGTTCAAACTGGTGTAGGAACACTTACTATCGATACAATTGAAGATCCTGAGGTAGATATTTTCTCTGGCGATGTATTATACATCAGTAATATTTCGGCTACTATTCGAAACACTGCAGGCTCGGAAGACCTAAAAGTTATTGTAAAGCTCTAAGGATAGAAAATGGCAACGAATTTAAATAACACTACATTCTTATCTGAATATAACGATGATTATAGAGATAGCGATCATTACCACCGTATCCTTTTCAATAATGGTAGAGCTTTGCAAGCCAGAGAGCTTACACAGTCCCAGACTATTATCCAGAAAGAATTAGAGAGACTTGCTAAGTTCATTGTTACTGAAGGCTCAATCTTTAATGCGGGTACAAACATCGCAGCAGGATCCGAATCTCAGGCATTTACATATTTAATCGTAGACAGCTTACCTACAAACTACTCTGAACTAATCGGTACTGAAATTGATAACGGTGACCTTTATGCTGAGGTGAAAAAGGTTATTCCTGCTAATACTGATGATGGTGATGCCAATAACGTTATCATTGTAAGAATGACTAGAGGTAAGACTGGTGGATCAGATCCGAATGTGGATACTTCAGTGACTGCTTCATTTGCCTTAGGTGATACCCTTGATACTGTTTTAGGAAATAGTACTCTTACTATTAAATCAGACGCGGGATCTATTGGATCATCAGCTCTGGTAGAGGTACCCACATTTAATACGTATGCCGGTGGGCACCTACTATTCGTAGAAGCACAATCTATTGTTATCGGCAAATATACCGCTACCCCAACTGTTAAGGTTGGATTTAAACTGAAGCAAGAGATCATAACTTCTTCTGATAATATTGCGCTATATGATAACTCCGGTGCTACGCCTAACCTTACATCACCTGGTGCCGATCGTCTAAAAATCACTATGATCCTGACCACTGAAGATGATGTTGCAGCCGGAGAAACTTTCTACGAGCTTTATGATATCATTAATGGCGTTGCAGAATTAACTAATGATTCGAATAAAATCCTAGCAGAGCTTGGCGGGATTATTAATGAAAGAACCAGAAGTATTTCTGGCGACTTTATTGAGCAACAAGCCGGCGGAAGTCTAGGACTAACTATCAATGAAGATAGTGCTGATGATAAGTATCTCTCATTCGAGATCGAACCGGGCACTGCGTTCGTAAATGGTAGAAGAATTACTAGAAATTCCCCCAGCTTTATTAGGGTGGCTAAGCCTAGAAGCCTGGAATTTACAGGTACATATGAAGATGTTCTGACAAAAAGTAATGAATCAGTAAATGCCAAGTACGGTAACTACTTCCTTGCTGCTTCAGCTGATACATTAGGTATGGTGGATCTAGTGGATACACTAGGAACAGTAAATCTATATCCTAATACATCTTCAGCATTTGATTTTAATACAACACATTCATATGGTACGGCAAGAGTTAGAAACGTAGACAAAGTTGGTGACTTCTATAGAATCCACGTATTCGATCTAAATCTAGATTCTGACGGTCAAATGAATGGCACACCAGCAAGTATTAAGGCTGTTAGAAG